CCTTGAGTATATTTTTTTAGTATGTTCATCATTACCTCCTAGTAATCTTTTTCATCAGCCATTCTATTAAAAGATGGGTCTACTTTTGTTTTCTTTTGTTGTTTAGGAAACGAATCTGGTCTGGTTTCATCATTAGCATGTATGGACATATCAATTTTTTCACCAACTGGAGTATCTTTTGAATAATCCGCACCAAGGTCTCCTTGTTTATATTTTGTCAATACTGGTTGTGGCATCTAGCCCTCCTTTATATTCTTTTTTAAATAATCTATTAATTTAGGATTATCTACTAAGACTGTTGTTAAACCATTCGTTAAACCATTAACTATAGTTTCTTCTTTCTCTCCAACATCTATATTCCACTGATACACTATTGCGTGTATTATTTCATGTAACAATGTGTTAGCATGAGAAACTCCTTTTTCATCATCTGTATATCCGATGATACCTTCTTTTGCAAAAAACTGTCCTTGTGCTTCATTTGCACTAGCAACAGTTTGTTTCCATTTTTCTAACCTATATTCTTTATAACCTATCTTAATTTTTTCTGGTATCATTAGTATCCAAATATTCGGTCAGCAGGTTTAAATATTTTTTCTTTTTGTGTTTGCAGATATGTATCATTGTTATATGCATTTGGATGTAATGGTCTTGACATCGCACCATAACGTAATGCATCATATGCATGGTCTTCTACATCTGTATCTACATCCTCTGGATTATTTCTATCTACAGGAAGTAGAGGTAAAGTTCTTAATAAATTTTTACAATTACTAAAAATTTTTAAAGCAGGCTCACCAGTTTTTTCACTTACGGAAAAACGTTTATGTAATTCTAATTTACCATTTACTCGACTTCTTGGTGACCTATCTGATGGTCTCCATTTACATCCTTGCTGTATCATTGTTTCAGCTATACTAGGCCCTACGTCTCCTCGTCTTGCCCAAGTTGATGAATCAAGAACTCCATATCTTACATATTCATTTCTTTCTGCTTCTAAAACTTTTTGTGCAAATATATCTGCAGTTACTCTTTGTGTGTATAGTTCTCTATATACCCATAAGTTGTTATCAAAATCAATAGCAATCCATAAACAACAAGCATAAGAAGCATAACCCCAGTCACAAGTACGAAACCTATGCCAATTACGAGGTATTTCAAAAGGTTCACTAACATGCTTTATTGGGTCAAACTCTGGAAAAGCAGAGTTTTCAAATGCACTCCAATCTCCATCCAAAAATTGTTTACGTTGTACTTCTGGTAAAGATGACAACATAATAAGATAATCATCTGTTTGCATTAGATAAGGATTATCTTGTAACTTAGCAGGTATAAATCTTCTTGTAATTTTTCTTTGACCTGCTATAGTATCTACTACTACGTCAAAGGGTTTACCTGGGTCTGTTGGGTCAATAAACATTTCTTTAACCCATCCAGAACCTACGTTACCTGGATTGCCTGTAGCTCTCATGAACACAGGTATCTCTGGGTCTACACTTCTTAGGGAGGAACGTAAAAAGTTGTATATTTCTGGAGTAGGATATTGAGGTAACTCATCTATACCTATCCAAGTATAAGACTGTCCTTGATAACGAAGAACGTCTGTTAAATTTTCTGCATAACCAAATTCAATTCTAGCTCCAGATGGAAATCGCCATTCTTTTTCTTGCTCTCTCCATTTAGCATTTGGAAATGCTTGTGAATATAAACGTTGAGAATGATTAATCATATCTCTAAGTTCTGGCATAGAACGTCTAATTAATAATGCTCTATGATGTTGTTTATCACAATATCTAAGTGGGTCAATAAGCATGGCATATGATTTACCACCACCTCTTGCTCCACCATAAAATACTTCTCTTTCAGATGCCGCTAAAAATGTTGTTTGTGGGCCATCGTTTGGTTTAAACACAATATTTTCATTTATGTGTTCTTGAACTTTTGGTGTAAGAGTTTCTACATCATTTGTTGTTAATACTGTAGACTCTTTACCTTTTAATGCATCATCTGCTTTTAATAAATTTTCTTTTTTCTTTTTAGCATTATGAAACTCTGTTTGAGCTTTTATTATTTTTTTATTCTGCTCTCTTAAAGTTCTTTGTGCAGATATTTTTGCTTTTACTGCACTGCTAAAGTTTCTTGTTCCTTGAGGCTTACCTCGTTTTCTTCCGAGGTTTGCTTTTGGCTTTGGTGGTTTAAGTTCTTCCATTTATCAAATATTTTTTTTAGTCCTACATGACTGATTGGTCTTTTAGTTTTTGCTTTTAACCAATTAGCCACTTCTCTATATGAACAGCTTTCTAAATATTTCATAGCTTGTTCTAGAGCTTCTAACTCTTCGGGTATAGGTTCTAAATACTTTGTATCTTCTGCTAACTTATATCCGAAAGGTATTGTTCTTGCTTTACGCTTGATTAGTTCCATCTTTAGGTGGTAATATAAATATTCCGTGAGCCATTTTTCCAGTAATGTCAATCTTTTCTTTTTTAACAAGACCAGTTCTATCTAAAATTTGTTTTGCCGCTTCCATGCGTATATTAGCTCCTGGAGTAGTTCCATCATCATCTAAAGCATTTACCAATCCTTTTACAGCTTTTGCAGAATTAAATGCTAAAGAATATTCTGCTCTTTCTAGTATTTCATCTTTTAAAGATTTAACAACTTTACTATATGAAAATGGTGAATAACCTGCTATCTCTCCTGCTCTCTTTGGACTTCCATTTGCTTCTCCAAATAAAGCATCAATAAATTTTTGTTGTTGTTCTGTTAATTCTTTGTTTTCTTTTTTACTTGGTAGCATTTATAGCCATTGCCTCTTTTGTTTCTTTTTTATTCTTTTTTCTTTTATCCAATCTGGATTTTTCTTTATACCTAATTCTTCTTTTATCTCTCGTTCTTTGTACCCATCTTCTGCCGCTTGTAATATTTGTTCTCTGGCTTTATCTTCTTTTCCACCCACATCTGATATAATAGATAAGTTAGGAGCAGTAATAACTCTTCTAATAAAAGGAGACCTACACGGATTGTTTCTTTTATGTATTGGGAGATGTTCTGTAAATCTTTCTCCTGTTTTCTTATTTTCATATTCGTATAATGGCATTACTTTTTTCTTACAGTTTGTTTAGCCCTTTTAAATTGTGAAGCAGTAGGTGCACCTTTCTCACCTTTCTTTCTCATTCTTTCTCCACGCTTTCTTTTAGCGTGAATATTTGCGTATAATCCTCGTCTAGCCATTATTTTTTCTTCTTATGTCTTTTAGCAAAATTACGGGCAGATTCTTCACTGCGAAATCCCCATTTGCGGAGGGCTAGTGCCTTCCTAGTTGGGCGACCCTTTTCATCTTTCATAGGGCCTTTCATTCCTGCAAATCTAGCGGCAAAAGAAACTCGGCGTGGATTGACTCCCGATTTTACTGGGGGCTTTAAGTTAGCACCTTCTTTTCTTTTAAAGTACTTTCTACCTGCCGCAGTTAATCCGCCAGTCTTGCTTTTATGTTCTTTTCGCATTCCTTATACTTTCTTTTCCCTTTTTAAATATATTAGCAACTGCGGTTTTACCCATAACTTTAGCTCGCTGTTCTCCAACAGTTAAGATTTGTATCTTTCTTGCAAATGGTTTTTTTATCTTTTTAACCTTTGCTACTGTTGCTCTAGCATCAGCTTCTGTTGCAAATTTTATCCTAACTGTATCTTTTGGATTTTCGTCAGTATATAATCTACGACCACTGCCTGGGGGTTTCTTACCCGTTCCTTTTTTTGGGTCTGCCATTTAAAACTTTCTTTAGTGTATTAGCCTGTTTTTTATGTGACTTAGATGCTTTTGATAAGCCCTTCACCACTTTTTTAATTTTTCTTTTTTGACTATCTAACACTATTTTTTTGCTTTAGCTTTTTTTGCTTTTTTAGCTTTAGCCATCATTGCCATTTTATTAGCACCCGCCATCATTTTGCCATTAGTTTTTTTAGCTCTTTTTTTCATTCCTCTTGCCATGAATATCTCCATATTGTTTTCTTACAAGCACAGTGTCAGTATAATACTCATCTGACCAATGTTCGTAATAGTTTGTTTTGCTTAAAGATGAACTACCATCTTCAAGCTTCTGATAGCTTTGAATTAGAACCATGTAAAAATTATTATCTGGTTCAAAGTCATCACTTTCAAGAAACTCTATAACTTCATCATCGGGATAACTTGGTATTAAATATACATCATCCCGTACGAAAACTTTATTTAACGCATGAACATAATTATTAAGTTCATCTGATGTTATGTACATATCATCACAAGCAACAATAACTACATCATTGTCACCAAATGATTTACATTCATCGACTAGTTTATTTAAAAAATCTTCTGATTCTTTTGTTTCAACTATTCGTAGTTTGTTTTCTTCTCTTGTTTTTTTAGCAAAAGGACATACAGGTTTACCACCTAAATCCTTGTTTGGCTTTTCAAGAAAATTTTTAGACCAAGATATTATGTCTTGGGTTATTGTTCGTTTCACGAAAACTGTCTATATGCTCTTGTTTTTTTTGCTATTCGCTTTGGTTGTTTAGAAACTTGTTTACCTGCTTTTTTAGCTTTTCTTTTAGCTTTAGTACTAGCGGCATACTCTGCAGGAGTAAGAGCTTTGATAGCTTTTTCTGGAAGATATCTTTCACCAGTAACAGAGCTTTTTTTACCACTCTTTGTTCTCCATTTTTGTTTGCCCCAAGCCTTAAGACTTCTTTGACTTTTTGCTAGTGCCATTTTTACTTTTGTTTTTTCTTAATGCTTTAAAGTCAGCACCAGTTATTTTATTTCTTGGTGATGCTACTCTTGCTATTTTTTTCTGCTTATTTGATAGTGTTCTTGGCATTATTTATATCCTCCACCTGCTTTCTTATAAGCCTTGGCCAATGCCTGGGCTTTTCTTGCCGACCATTTGCCCGCACCCGTTCCATGACTAGCTTGAGCTTTGATACGATTAAAAATCTTTTTACGCATTCCAGGTTTTGTATAATTACCTGCTTTGTTAACTGTTGACTTGCTTTTCTTTTTAGCCATTGTGTTCACAGCAATTACATTGACATTCGCCGCCACAACATGACCCACCATTTGAACAATGACAAGCATGACCACATGTTTTACATACACCACAATCTGTAGGCTCTGGTCTTAGATGCCATCCATCTCTTTCTGTGTATACTGCTTTTTCAAATATCATTTTTTTCCTGCTTTTTTATTTCTTGCAAAAGACCTATTAGCTTTCTTTGATGTAACCGCAAGGTTTTTTCGGGAGTTGTTCAAAGGATTGCCATCTTTATGATGAACATCCATACCATTCTTACCTTTTAGACGATTTGCCTTATTTCTACCTGCTCTTCTTTTCTTTTGAGTAGGTTTTGAGTGGTAATTAGCGTATTCTTTTTTATAATTTCTAGTTGGCATACATAGATTTAGATTTTTTAGCTTTTTTATCAGCTTTCATCTTCATCATTGCAGATTTAGCTTTAGGCGTACCACCTTTACCAAGTCTTTTCTTCATTCCTGCCATTTTTTTAGTAGTTTTTTTTCCTAATCTTCCGTACATATGTGGTTTCCTTATTTAAATTATATTTTTTATCATTTTTTCTATAGATTTATAGTCAATCATTGGACTATGTCTAAATTTATGTGCTTTTTTAAAAGTTTTTTGTAAACTTTCTCGTATTTTTTGCTTATCTTCTTTAGATTTAGCATTATAAAACTCTTGACTCTGTTTTATTATGTCGTTTTTTAAGCTGAACAGGCCAGACATTCTTCTTCTTCATTAGAAACTTCCATAGCTTTAATAATAGCAGGTTTTTTAAGTCTACTATTTTCTGCACGGAGTTGTATTCTGTCATCATAAGCTTTTTCTAGCTTATCATACAGGTAATCTTTATCTTTTTTTAATATCTCTACGTCTTTTTGTAGGTGTTTTACTGTTTCTGTTAATTCGCTAATCATTTCATTTGTTGTCATTTTGTTCTCCGTGGTTTAAAGTATAGGGTACCAATGGAAAACATTGCAATCCATTGGGTAAAATCGTTGGAACTCGTGTTTATCGTGGTGAGTTCCCCAGACCACCAATGGAATAAGTGTATTTTTTACGGCGTATAGCCTTAATGGTTAATTAAAGCGTGTGTGCTATGTTGCCAAATAAAAAATACATACACCCTATTATAGTGCTTTACAAGAATCTGTCAATATTTTTTTTATTTTTTTATTGACAAATTTGAAGTGACTTGTATAATATATTTACTACCCCTAGAGGGGGGCTTTATATTTACTATTAAGGGTGCGGCCATACTGGTTTACACCCTTTTTTTTACTTTTTGTGGTAACGGCGTATTCACAATAGGGGGTAGGGTGGGGTGGCACTGGCATACCCCTAAGCCCAAAAAGGTTTATTGAGTTCCCCAGTAAAATAATTTATTTACAGCAAGTTGAGTT